TTACACAATTTCCACATAGAGTTGTTGCAAAGTATAGAAATAATGAAATTAAACCGATGCTATTTCCAAACATCATTTATGAAGTAGCAAAAAGTTATAATAGTGCGTATATTCTTTGCGAAGTTAATGACATTGGTGATCAGGTTGCGTCAATTCTAAATTACGATCTTGAGTATCAAAATGTCCTCATGTGCTCAATGAGAGGTAGAGCTGGACAGATTGTTGGACAAGGATTTTCTGGAAAGAAAACACAACTTGGCGTCAAAATGTCCAAGGCGGTTAAAAAGGTTGGTTCACTCAATCTCAAAACTATGATTGAAGAGGATAAACTACTCTTCAATGATTATGAAATTATCTCAGAACTCACAACATTCATTCAGAAGAATAATTCCTTTGAAGCAGAGGATGGATGTAATGATGACTTAGCCATGTGTCTTGTCATCTATGCATGGTTGGTTCAACAAGACTACTTTAAAGAACTTACCGATCAAGATGTTAGGAAGAGATTATATGAAGAGCAGAAGAATCAAATTGAACAAGACATGGCACCATTTGGATTTATTTCGGATGGATTGGGTTCAGAAAGCTTTGTAGATGATGATGGAGATAGATGGTTTACTGATGAGTATGGTGACAGATCTTACATGTGGGAATATATGTAATGGAAATAGATAGGCAAATAAAGTTAGGACATTTATTATTAACAGATAGAAAATGTAGAGTTTGTGGAGAAGTAAAAAATCTAATAGATGGATTTTATAGAACAAGAAAAGATAGAGGCCCAGTCGCATCATCATATTCATATGAATGTAAGGACTGTACGATAAAAAGAATAGTTACTAGCAGAATGACTTCCAATATCTTTGATAGATGGGAATATCCAGATTGGTAACTCACGTCATGTTTCCCCTCTGAAAAGTAACTTTTTAATAAATATTTTCAGATAAACTGAGACCACGGAGAAAAACATGGCGACTCCTCAATTATCTCCCGGTGTAATTACGAGAGAGGTTGATCTTACTGTAGGGAGAGCTGATAACGTATTAGCTAATGTTGGTGCGATTGCTGGACCATTTTCAATTGGCCCTGTAGAAGAGGCAATTGACATCCAAACAGAGCAGCAATTAATCAATACCTTCGGTAAACCAATTTCTACCGATACCCAGTATGAGTACTGGATGAGTGCTTCCTCATTCCTCTCATATGGTGGTGTTCTTAAAGTTGTTAGAGTAGATGGCACATCACTGAATTGTGCAAATGTTGGCGTAGGTTCTACTAGCACAAAAGCTAAGATTAAGAACTTTGACGACTATAACACCAACTGGAGTGATGATAGCGTCAATTTCACATATGCTGCTAAGAACCCAGGAACTTGGGCAAACAATCTCAAGGTTTGCACAATCGACGATTTGGCAGATCAGACAATCGGTATTACAACCACCGACTTAGGTAACCTTGGTGCTGTAATCGGTTACGGTGTAACAACTGCACTTAATGGTACTTTTGTTGGTGTTGGTACAACCAGCAACTTCACTGGATACCTCAAGGGCATCATCACGGGTGTTAGCACCGATGCAACCAATAGTGCATCAACAATCACCGTTAAGGTTGTTTCAAGAGTTTCTGGTGCTGGAACCGAAACTGCAATTTCTTACGCAGAAGCAAATCCACTTTCTTCATTCGAAACAGCAGATTCACTGCAGTTTGTTAATAACTCTGGCATTAACACAGGAACTGTTGCAACTGCAGGAACGGTAACTGACTGGTATAACAGCCAAACTTTGGGATTAACCAATTCCACAGTTTACTGGAAGCAAATTGCACCAAAACCTGTAACCAACCAGTTTAGTGCAACCAGAAACAGCAAGAACGACGCAATGCACGTTGTAGTCGTTGATGATAACGGAACAATCACTGGCGTACAGGGAAGCATTCTTGAGAGGCACATCAGCATCTCTAAGGCAGCTGATTCGGTATCTGCAGTAAATTCTCCACAAAAGGTTTACTACAAGAACCTCCTCGCAAACTTCTCAGAGTATGTCTACGCAGGAAGCAATCCATCTGCTGCAGCAGACAATCATCATGGAACTGTCCCAATAGCAACTGGTTTCTCTTCATCATTTACTGCTGTTACCACTGCAGAAGGACTCTGGGGACAAAACACTCAAGGCGTAACCTTCAGTGCAATTGGAAACGTAACATACACTCTTTCTGGTGGTGTTGACTATTCCAGAGAGGGTGGAATGGCTGCTACTTTAGGAAATCTTGTTACAGCATACGATTTGTTCTCGAATAAGGACGAAATTGCAGTTAACTTCTTAATCAATGGCCCTGGATTGGGTTCAGAAGAGGAGTCACAAGCAAAAGCAAACAAACTGATTTCGATTGCAGAATCAAGACAGGATTGTGTTGCTGTTGTTTCTCCACATAGAGCAAACGTTGTTGATGTTACAAACACAACAACTCAAACCAACAACATTGTTAAGTTCTTTGCTCCACTGACAAGTTCTTCATATGCAGTATTTGACAGTGGTTATAAGTATACTTATGACAGATTCAACAATCTGTTCAGATACGTTCCTTGCAACGCTGATGTTGCTGGTTTGATGGTTAGAACTGATGTTGAACAGTTCCCATGGTATTCTCCTGCTGGACAAGCAAGAGGCACTTTAAACAATGCTATCAAACTTGCATACAATCCAATCAAGACTCAAAGAGATACTCTGTATGAATCAAGAGTAAACTCAATTATCAATCAACCTGGCGTTGGAGTTATCCTCTACGGAGATAAGACTGCACTCTCTTATGCATCTGCATTTGATAGAATCAACGTTCGTAGATTGTTCTTGACTGTTGAGAAAGCACTCGAAGGAGTTGCTAACGCACAACTGTTTGAGTTCAACGATCAAATCACAAGATCAAACTTTGTTAACGTTGTTGAACCATACCTGAGAGATGTTCAGGCAAAGAGAGGACTTTATGACTTCAGAGTTATTTGTGATGAATCAAATAACACACCTGATGTTGTTGACAACAATGAGTTTAGAGCGGACATCTTCTTGAAGCCTACCAAGTCAATTAATTATGTAACACTCACTTTCGTTGCTACCAGAACTGGCGTCAGTTTTGAAGAAGTAACTGGAAGAGTTTAATTCTTTATAATTAATTACACGGAGGACTCAAACGATGGCAAACCTAAAGACAATCTCACAATTTAAGTCAAGATTACAAGGCGGCGGAGCCCGCCCCAATCTGTTTGAAGTAAATATCAACGACTTCAAATTTGCTGATTGGGACAACGAAACTTTCCAGTTTCTGTGCAAAGCAGCTGCTCTCCCAGCATCAAACGTAACCCCAATTGATATTCCTTTCAGAGGAAGATCACTCAAGGTTGCTGGTGAAAGAACCTTTGATACTTGGACTATCACCGTTATCAACGATGAAGATTTCAAACTGAGAACTGCATTTGAGCAGTGGATGAATGGAATGAGCAAGTTGTCCGATGGTTCTGGTGCAACCAATCCCAACTCTTACATGGGTAATGCTACCGTAAATCAACTTGGTAGAGGTTATAACCAAGGACGTTTTGCTACTAGAAATAGTGGTGATGGTGATGGAAGTGGTGGACAAACTGGAATTGCTCCATTAAGAACCTACTACTTCGATGGCATCTTCCCAACAAACGTTGGAGAAATCGCTCTCGATTATGGTTCTACAGATACCATTGAAGAATATACTGTTGAATTCCAGGTTCAGTACTGGACTGCTGGAACAGAATCAACCAACGGAAGTTCTTCCGATCAAAATGGTTCTGTAATTGTCTGATAAATACTACAGGTAAAAACGGACAAACAAATAAATTATGGCAAAATTATTTGGGTTCTCTATTGAGGACAATGAGCCATTATCTCCAACTACAGTCTCCCCCGTTCCTCAAAATAGTGAGGACGGGGTTGACCATTATCTAAGTAGTGGATTTTTTGGTTCGTATGTTGACATTGAAGGAATTTATAGAACAGAGTTTGATTTAATCAAGCGTTATCGTGAAATGGCACTTCACCCAGAATGTGATAGCGCCATTGAAGATATTGTAAATGAAGCCATTGTTTCCGACACTAACGATACTCCAGTTGAGATTGAACTTTCAAATCTTAATGCAAGCGACGGTATTAAGAAAAAGATTAGACAAGAGTTTAAATACATTCTCGATTTGCTAGATTTCAATAAGAAGTCACACGAAATCTACAGAAATTGGTACGTGGATGGTAGATTATACTATCACAAGGTAATTGATTTGAAGAATCCACAAGAAGGAATTCAAGAATTGCGCTACATTGACGCAATGAAAATGCGTTATGTAAGGCAAACTAAGAAAAAAGAAAAAGATAAGTATCAAAATCCAGCATATAGGCAATCTGATAATCCAATGGATTATGAGTTTCCTGAGATTGAAGAGTATTTTATCTACAATCCAAAGGGTTCATATCCAACTGGAAATATCAATTCAACAGGTGCAAGTCAAGGGATTAAGATTGCAAAAGATGCAATCACATATTGCACTTCAGGACTTGTAGATAGAAATAAAGGATCAACTCTTTCATATCTCCATAAAGCAATTAAATCACTCAATCAACTTAGAATGATTGAGGACTCATTGGTTATCTATCGTTTAAGTAGAGCACCAGAACGTAGAATTTTCTATATTGACGTTGGTAATCTTCCTAAGGTAAAAGCAGAACAATATCTTCGTGATGTTATGATGCGTTATCGTAATAAGCTTGTCTATGATGCAAACACTGGAGAAATCCGTGATGACAAAAAATACATGGCAATGCTTGAGGATTTTTGGCTACCTAGACGAGAGGGAGGACGTGGTACTGAAATTTCTACTCTTCCAGGAGGACAAAATCTTGGAGAAATCACAGACATTGAGTATTTTAAAAAGAAGTTATACAGGTCCCTCAACGTCCCGCCGTCTCGCATGGATGGCGAAGGTGGATTTAATCTCGGTAGATCCTCAGAAATCTTAAGAGATGAAGTTAAGTTCAGTAAGTTCGTTGGACGTTTGAGAAAAAGATTCTCAAATATGTTCAATGATATGCTCAAGACTCAACTGATTCTTAAGAACATTATCACACCAGAAGACTGGGATATAATGAGTGAGCATATTCAGTATGACTTCTTGTATGATAATCACTTTGCAGAACTCAAAGAAGCAGAGCTTCTTAATGAGAGACTTGCAATGGTTCAAACTGCAGAACCCTACGTTGGAAAATATTTCTCTCAAGACTATGTAAGACGTAAGATTCTTCGTCAAACAGATGTTGAAATTATTGAGCAAGATGCTCTGATTGAGAAAGAAATTAAAGATGGAATTATTCCAGATCCAGCGACTATCGATCCTCAAACTGGTTTGCCATTTGAACAAACCGCAGGTATGGATTTAGGAAAACCAGTTACAGAACCAGAACTTGATGGTTCTCCAGCGGAAGCTCCAGAACTACCCAAGGGTGGGGAAATATAAATACTAGCGTTTACAGGATTTTTTAAAAATGGAAGAACTTTTAGATATGATTGCAGCTGATGAGTCTCCTTCACAAATTAGCGATAAAATCAAAGATATTTTGTTTTCAAAGTCAGCAGAAAGAGTTGATGCTTTTCGTCCCGTAGCAGCAAACTCTCTTTTTGGAGATGATTCTCAACTAGAAATCGAAGACGATATCGACGCTGAAGACGAAGAATAATAAATAACTATTATAAATGATTTATTAGGAATAATGGCGCATAGACCTGTAGGATTATCAACATCATTATCAACAACAACATCTTCTGGAATGACAACATCGTTTGTTGTTAAGTCCAACGCATTGAGAATTGTTGCTGCTGGTAGCACTGGTGCTCATGTAAAAATTGACAGCCAACCAACTGCAACTGTTTTTGATTATTATATTCCTGCAGGTGGAACAGCAACTCTTGCGATGACAAAAGCATCAAATAGAGTTATTGGAATTACAACTGGTTCTTCAACAGTAATTGCATTCCCAGAAGGAACACAATGTCCTTTCGGTGTTGGTGATTATATCACAATTACTGGTGGAACCAATGCTGATTTAAATCTTCGCCATGTTGAAGTTACGAGTGTAGATACTACTTCGAGTTATGATGGAAATTTCCAAACCAAGTGTACAGTTGATTATGACTCTGGCGCTGCCGGAGACTTCGCTGGTTCTGATGTAACTGCAAGTCTTTCTCTCAGACTTGCTGCTAGAACTGATAGCGGAACTGGTACAGTACACGCACAACAAGTACAAATTACCGGACAAGCCTGATGAAACTTATCAGAGAAGAAATCGAATCAGTAGAATTTCTTGTCGAACAAAAGAACGGCAAGAAATCAATGTACATTGAAGGTGTTTTCCTCCAAGGAAACATCAAAAACCGTAATGGCAGAATGTATCCTATG